TCTGTGCTGTGTTTATGCGGTTCAGATAGGCACGTATAGGCTCACCAATGCGACTAGCCGAACCAGCGGCACCAATGAATACATCAGACTGCCCAAGCCAATACAACGCTTCTCCGACCTGTACGAGCGTCTTATAATTAACGCAACCAATATTATCAGACGATGGTACAAGGCGATAAGCGGCGCGGCTGTCGCCCGTATGGTAGATAAGCGCGAACGAATCTTTCTTGAACACCCAAATATTCTGCGCGAATTGTCGAATGGCCGTAATAGCTCCACCGTTAGGCGTATAGTACTGTACAATTCCTGAGTTTTCAGCGCTTGTCCAGTCCGTCGCGTCTTGAAACGCGCAGTAATGGATAAGATCAGGCGTGAAGTCTCCTGCCGCATTAGCCGCGTACACTCGCAAGTTATCCGCCGTAATGTACTTTGCCTTAGGTGCAGCAGTAAGCGAAGTCATAGCGGTACCGTTCCAGTACTGCGGCGTATCCGTGCCGTTCGATAGAATGATGACCGGACCCGAAATATCGAAGTTGGCGGCATCAGCATCGGTGTTCGTGAATGTTCCGATGTTCGCCCAACTTGAACCGTTCCAGCGCTGTACATTCGTTCCTACCTGACGGATTAACGACGCATTGCCATAGTTCGTTAGCAGTCTCGTAACCGCCGCGCCTGATGTTCCAAGCGCGGAAGGTAAGTTAGACGTTACGAGTGCAGGGAAATCGTCGTCGGTATCCCAGCCATACTCGTCTACCGACTGATTGTCCTTTATATCGAAGCTGTCGTTGCCGGTATTCACTCCGCCTGAAAACACCCATTGTTGACGTTTGTTCAACGAATTCGGTAAAGGCTTCCACATCGCCATGTTAACCCCTCCAATACGGTAGACCATAGCGGAAACTACCATAGCCCCAAACGTTACCGGCTTTCGGCATCTCGTCGGTAGGCTGTATGAAGTTAGGCTCGTCAAGTTTCTTCTGCCAGATAAGGTCAGCGATCTTCTGCTCGTAGTCTCCCGTATAATTGTTGTACATCAAAACGTCTTTGCGGGCCATTGCGATGCGCTTCAAAACGCCGAGCTTAAGCACTTCCTGATACTTCGTAGGCAAAGAAGGAGCCGAGCTGAGGTTAGCTGTCGTCACCTCGTCCGGCTCTTTATCGCAGTAGATATATACGTTGCGATCCGCAGGCACACCATCGGGAACGCTAAGGAAGAACGCATCGGAAACGATAGTGTACCACGGACCGTAAAAGCTGTATTGGTCATCGTCATTCCGCAGGAAATCAAGCTCGACGTAATCAGGTTCAGCCGTCGCGCTGTCCTGGTACGTCACCGTCTTGATTTTGGTGTAATCGAATTGGTCAGGAAACGGGTAAAAGTTCTCGTCAGCGACCGTTTGGAACGTATACGGTGCGCTGTCCAGTTCGAGAATGTCGAACAGTTCCCGTTGTTCCTCGTTGAACCAGACAAGAACTTGGGCCGTTGTGAAGCTGTTCCTATACCGTAGGTTGATGTCATCAAGAATTGCTTGTGCAGTAGCCACTATATCACCTCATTTCTTTCTTGTTAGACGGTATACAGCGTAAAGAAAAACAATCGACCAGAACGACATGGTAAGTATAATTGCTCCTCCGTCTACACTCATCTTTTCACCGCCCTAAGTTAACTTATTACAGCTCTATCCGTTACTCGTCGCCATGAAGTACCATCGCTGAATGCAATAACGGCTCCGCCTGCATCGTCACTAACGTATATAATTCCGCCTGCAACTGCGGCACTTGGTAGAGAGGCTTTCGCATATGATTTTACTTTTGCGGAGCCGTCTCTAGCGGTTAATACTACATTGTTTAAACTATCAACAAGAGCAACATCTGCCGTAGTTCCACTTCTTCCTCGTATAAATGCGCCCCAGTTGGCGTTTACAGATATTTCCCCCACACCAAAACTTCCTCCGGTTGATGGAAGTTGTATTCCGTTTATGTTTAGTCCGTTTTCGATGTTGTTTTGAACGTAGTTACTCGTCCCACTATCAACAATTTTTGTTGTATTATTAAATAATTGATTTTCCACCACTTGATTAAATTGTGCTGTGGACGAAGCTATAAAGGTTGCCGTCAGCGTACTAGAAATATAATTGTTACCGATAGAATTGTAATCGGAATTACCGAATACAAGTATTCCGTATTCTGAGTTTGCTTTCGTAATACCGTTTATACTATTGTTTGATATGATCACATTTGAAGAATCCGTCAACATAATGCACCGTTGTCCAGTCGGATCTCCTGATTTACCGCCAACATATAGATTACACAAGGAAATATTACTTTGATTTACGCTTATAAACTCTATTGATCTAGTAGCACTAGCACCGTTAATGTTGACGTGCGTGTTAATGATCTGAATATGAATGGCGGTATTAACATAAATACCAGCGTTGATATCGTAAACAAAGGAATCAGAGATAATGATACCCTCGGATTGTGGAGCTATATTTTTCGTAATCCGAATGCCCGTTTGAAATCTGTTTACATCGCATCGAGCAATGCGAATACCTACACAATCAACCATGTCTATACCAACTTGCGATACTCTAGCATCATCTCCAAGGATAACGCTATCACTGATAAATCCGACAATGCAATTTGTCAGACTTATTCCCTTGGTAAACGTGCCTGTTCCATTGTCAGCGCGAGTAATATTAACATTATTAATCCACAATTGCCCCTGAGCGTTAGGCTGGTAAGCTGTCCATGTCGCAGATATTGCAGGAGATGAGACCGCAGCCCTTGACTCAATTGTTAAGTTGGAAATTTTCAACTGTTGAGGTGGTTGATTTGTGGACTGAGGCAATAGAGAAAAAGAAAATCCTCCCGTTACTGCATTGAAAATTATACGTGTTGTATTAAATCCTGCACCTATAATATCTACATTTTCGCCACTAGAAGTTATTTGAGAGCCGCACAAATAATCTCCAGCTGGAAAAAATAACAACAAATTATCTGTTGTAGCTTTATTTAATGCTGCTTGAATGGAAATTGCATCATTAGTTACACCGTCACCTTTTGCACCGAAGCTTTTAACGTTGACAGCAATATCCTCAAGTCTTTCGGATGATGCCCAGTCTCCAAGTTGATTAATCGTACCTGTGTAACCCCCGACAAATGAAGCATTGTCACCAAAGAATACGACTTGATCGGCGTTTGTCAGCGCTGTTACTCTATATTGCCCACCCGTTGACGTATGCGGAAAAAATATTGCTTTGCGACCGGCTGAAATCGCCGTATTGATAATCGTTTGAAGCGCAGTAGTATCATTGGTCACGCCATCTCCGACAAGACCATGTTGCAATACGTTATACATTATGTCGTCCCACGTATACAACCAATCTCCAAATTGCTTGATCGTGCCGGTATATCCGCCAACAAACGAAGCGTTATCGCCAATGAATATAACTTGATCTGCATTTGTCAGCGCAGTTACGAAGTATTCGCCGCCTGTTGACGTATGCGGGAAGAATATCGCCTTTCGTCCTGCCGAGATTGCTGTATTAATCAGCGTTTGTAATGCCGCTGTATCGTCCGTTACGCCGTCACCGACAAGACCGTTTTGAAGGACGTTGTACATAACGCCGTTCCATGTCTTGACGTTTGTTAGATAGTCGCCAATCTTGCCGCTGACGATCTCGTTAACTCTGCTCATTGGGCTAATCATGTTTTCACCCCTTTAATATAAAAAAGCACCCGAAGGTGCTATGAATCAAAGCTCCGCATCAGCTTCAAAGTGGAACTTTCTCGCCGGTCCGGTTGCTCCTGTTACCGTATAGTTCTGATTGAACCCGTATTGACCAACGTCTTCTTTCAGATTACCAGTATCAAGCGCTCTATCTCCCGCGCCATCATTAACCGTATTTACCGTTCCACCGGTTCCGTATATCGTGACGTTCGGAGGTATGCGTTTCAATTCCTTAAATTCCACTGTATTGTAAGTCGATCCTGTGGCTGTATTATCGTTTGTAGCGGTCAATATCGACCCTACAGACGTTGCCGTTCCGGGTGCTACGTTTGTGTCGTAACTGGTTTCATAATAGCGCTGGCATAGTTCCAGTTCTTCCGCTGGCGTTCTAGTATAAAACGGTAATGCTACATCGCCAGCGCATAATTGCATCTGTGCAATATCAACGGTTCCAGCGCCGCCGAATGTTTCAGCCGGTGCTCCACCGAAATTACTGCTCCAACCACTACCCCACATGTACATGAATCGAACCGATATAAAATCATCATTGTTTGTTCCGAATGACTTGCCACTTAAAGAAGTTGTCGTCACTGTCCAATTATACCTTTGCCATGAACTCGTTAATGTGAATGCAATTCCAGGCAAATCCACCTCTGCCCCCGATGGGCTACCTCCAGAACCATAAAAATTAGCTACGGACAGTCCGATCTTTTTCCCTGCGATGCTCGAACGTGCATAAAAGGATATGGTTAATTTTCCCCCGCCACCTAGATAGCGTACGCCGTTTTCGATATTTTGCGCCCAGAAGTAGTTGTTATTTGCGCCGAATCCACTACCAGCACCATCTGTTGTAAGACGATACGCATAAAAAGATCCCGGAAGTTCTCCAGAAGCAAGCGTAAGACGAGAATGAGTAATCGTAGTAGGCAACGTACCTGAGTTGGTAAACTGCATTCGCGCTCTATCCGTGGTCAATTGGTTTGTTGGTGGGTTGGTGAAAACCGTTCCCCGTTGCCATATATCAAAGTTACCGTTAATGAGCGCTTGACGGCCCATAAATACATTAGCCTTGTCAATAAATGCGGGTGAATAATTGGACGACACTGTACATTCCCCTTCCTGAATTAAAGAATGATATAGCTTATCCCCTGCGCATTTGCCGACGCATCGATCCATAGCATGTTGGAATTGGCGACTTTCAACGTTACACTGTCCTTGGCGTCCATCTCGATACCGTAGACGGTAGACGAAACTGTGCTGCCGCCTAAGTAGATCGAACCCGTATTTGATTTTTTGGCAATGATCGTTACTTCCTTGCATACCACGCTTGGAAGCTGAACCCGTGTTCCCGCCGTTGTTACGTCTAGTACGTTAGCTGTAATGGATTGTGAGCCAACGTCCGTTACTTTCAGGTTCCCTCCAGAATCAATGCGTACGCGGTCATAGTTGTCGCCTTCGGGGTCGTAGCCCATCAAACGGGAATTAACCAATAAACCAATTGCGGCTTTATCCATGTTGTCCGCTGTCGCGTTGGACGCTTCAACAGGAAGTGCATTAGCACCATTCACACCCATTACGCGAGCGTTAGTGGTAAGTCCAATGGTTGAGGATGCTTGCGATCCATATTGTCCTGTTGCCGCATCTCCTCCTGTAGAGGTTATCTGTACCTCCGTTGCACCGCCCGGACCAGTGCCAGTGTCACTTGTCGGAAGTGGATTAGTTGTCGATACTTCGACATACTTTTTTAGCGTATCATCCCAGTATTGAGTAATATACCCCGTCATCGTTACGCCTCCTTATATTCCTGATTTAAGTTTAGCGAGAATGTTATTTACAAGTGTTGCAATGTCGGACGTTGTAGCTGTTCCTGTATCTAGTGCGTTAAATGATGTAAATAATTGAGTTTGGATGGTATTAACACCATTGCCGCCGCCGTATGAAATCCCCCAACCTAGCCAAGTACCGACAGCATTTCGAATTCTAGACCATGTTGAACCAAATGCTGTCGTAAAATCCTGCACTATAATACCGTTTTGCAAGTTGTTAACTTGGCATGTCCAGTTAGCAAATGCAGAACCAGACGATGGACCATTTTGGGGACCGCCAGAACCAGCACCGTCTGAGGCATAAAAGCCATCATCGGTAAACGTGTTGAGGTCGGAATTGTGAGCAACAATGATCTTTTTGTAAGGGATGCTTTCCATGACAGAAGTTCCGTCAGGCAATTTCAACTCATGGAATACTACCACGCCATCAGCGCCGACGCCTTTTGTGAAATCGGCTGGCATGTCTATGCACCCCTTCTCGTGTATTTCCGCTTTACTGGTTCACCTTGGGACGTCTGCGCATCGCGTCCTAAGCTTTCCCTAATCATGCGAAGTTCGTTCAATATCTCGCGTTGAACGTTCAGCATATCGTTCTTGTACCGCTCGTCGTTTGTTGCTCCGTTAAAATGATGCATGGTCACACCTCCAATAAAAAAAAGGGTGGAATAATCCACCCTCGTTACTTCGATTCCATCAGGCCAGCATCAAGCAGTTTCTGACGCATAGCGTTCCAACCACGAACGAATTCTTTCTGCCCGTCCGTCATTTCCTTGGTGATCTTGGAAGCTGGTACGTGCGGCATTTTGTCCTTTGGTTCTTCCTGCCGTTGCTGTGCGACGGGGTTAATGTCAGGATGGCGATAACGTGACATAGGTTACACCTTCTTTTTTCTCTTATTAACCTTATCTTCATAAGCGCAATTAGGTGAGCAATACCGCTTTACATTGTTAGGAATAAAATTAGTATTGCACACAGGGCAAGGAATCGGAGATAGCAAACTTTTGTTCTTACTTCTCCATTTATAAATCCATCCCGTAGCAACGCCTAACTTTCGAGCTGCCATTGCAGAGTTAATAGTTGAATATATAGCATCCAATACTACTTCATTTGGTATACGGTGCTTATGAATATTATGTTCTTCTGAATTGTGATGCTTCATATGGCACGAACGGCATAAAGTTTCAAGATTATCTAGGGAATGATTAGGAGTGTCAGTATTACCGCTATGATCTTTGTGGTGAATGTCTAATTTATCTCGATCAGTTTCACCGCAATCAACACAAGTATAGTTATCACGTTCTAATGCTGGGATATAATTCCCATCATAGCGGCTACGATAAGAATAAAAACGATTTTTTTCTCGTTTTTCGTCCGTATTAGTTTTCCACCATTCACGCTTATAAGCAGCTCTTTGTTCATGATATCCCGGCTTTTGTGTACGCATAATGTGCATATCTTTACCTTGGCAAACTTGGCCGCAATAAACCTGAATATCAATTTTAAACTTGTTAGGAATGAACATTTCACCGCATACTTTGCATGGTTTGGAAACTAATCTTGCTGCTAATTTCTCATCATTAACTTGTTTCCTTTTAAGGTTCTTTGCTTTATCCCGGCATTCCTTCGAACAATTCTTAGCATCGCTTTTTTTGCCGATAAATTCAGAACCACAAGTTTCACATTTTAATTGATAAGAAAGTCTGCTCATAGTAATCCTCCTAGATAATAGTTGTTGATTCTATTATACTACTATCTAGGAAGATTCTCAATGCTAACTAGGTCCCGAGGCTTCCGACTAAATGGCGCCAATTTTCCGCGCGACCTGCTAGACGCATGTATCCGAGCCATGATTGGGACTTGTTCTTGTTAACGATTGGGTACTTTTCGAACATGGGCCGATCCCACCAGATCATGTTAAGTTGATGGCGAGGCCCCATCACGAACCAGCGCGTAGATGTGTATGCGTCCCAGAAGTCATTGACGACTAGTTCCATGTCAGGCAGTACGTTCTTGTCATTGTTCGGCGTGCCTGGTACGAGTGCAGATTGCAGAATCGTCGCCGCCTCGAATTGCAGGGACAGCGGAACTACCAGACGATTGACACGGCTGGAAATCTTCTTGCCGCCCTCGTCGCGTTGCTTACGGAAAAGGATGATAGCGTTTTTAAGGTTCGTATCCGACAGCGCGCCGGTCGAAAGGTTGCTTTGCGTGCCGCCGTCATCGCCAAAGTTCGGGTGATCGTTCGCGAACGTTGCTTTGCCGTCGTAGCCGCTGCCGAGCGTGTTGTCGAACATTTCTTGCAGGTATTGCGCAGCCAAGTCTTCAACTGCTTCGCGTCCAGCGTGACCGGCATCTTTAGCCATATTCGACACTTCATTGTAAAGTTCGGCCTTGATCTGCTCGTATGACATCGAAACCTCAGACTTAATAATCTGGCCTTGCGTGAAGACCAGCGGTCCGAGTTTGAATCGCTGCTCGTTCGGGTTGGCGTTCTCGCCCGAAAGCTCCCACGCGCCCATACCGGCGATGATCTGGGTAGTGCGGTTGTCCGTCTCAGCGTCTACGGCCTTGTAGATGCGGCTCCATTGTTCCGGTTCTTCATCCCATCCCTCGAAGAATGCAACGTCAATACGGCGTGTATATAGGTTCTGGAATTGTCCTGTGCTCATTGGCATTGTGTGTATCCCCCTTAGCTAAGTTTGACGATGTGATCATCAGCGCAGATGACATCGGCATACAGTTTTGTGTTGTTGTAATCGAGTAGCGTGAAAGCGCCGGTTGTAACATTCGGGTCGATCGAGTTGGCTGTTTTCAGCGCGAACTTTACATTCGCTAAATCAGTGTCCGCGAATGTCTTCTTGGCGCCGGACGTGTCAAACGGAATGCGGAATACAACGTCCGTCAACGGGATAATGCTGATTGCATCATCTACCGTTACTGTTGCGCCTGTAACGATGCTTTGCTGTGCAATGCCTGCATACGTCGTGTCACCGGCTACCGCTGGCTTGAGGTACTTTGTTGTACCGTCAACCTCAACGAGATCACCCTCATTGATTGTCGTGTTTGCCATAACGCGCCAGCTCAGTTCAATTGGATCATTGTAGCCGATTGCTGTACGGATAAATCGTGCCATGTGTTATTTCCTCCTTGAATTCCTGAATTGTTCTTGCGTGATTGGCGTATCACCCATCAGCATGCGAACCTGAGCTTCCGACATCTTCGTTTTCTGCATGAACGCC